TCATGATTATCAAGGAAATGGTATTAAATTAGAAGTATCACAGGGTGATTTGACTGCTAATTTAAACTGCACTCTAAGTGGTGGTACAGGAACTATTATCGTAAAGATGCATAAGGCATCAGGAGAGTAAGATGAAGCTCATCAAAGAGGTATATGAAAATCTTGAATATATCGCAGAAGCAAATGCCGATGGAGAAAAAGAGTTTTTCATTGAGGGCATCTTCATGCAAGCAAATCAAAAGAACCGTAACGGTCGCATGTACCCTACAGATATTTTAGAGAGAGAAGTAGAGCGTTACAACAAAGAGTATGTCGAAAAGAATCGTGCGTTTGGTGAGTTGGGTCATCCACAGGGTCCAACAATCAATCTTGAGCGTGTATCTCATATGATTAAGTCTCTTACCAAAGAAGGTGACAACTTCATGGGTAAAGCAAAAATCATGGATTCACCATATGGAAACATTGTCAAAAACCTCATCAAAGAAGGCGCTTCACTTGGTGTCTCTTCAAGAGGAATGGGTAGTCTCAAAAGCAAAAATGGTGTGAATGAGGTACAAGGTGACTTCTATCTAGCCACTGCTGCTGACATTGTTGCTGATCCTTCAGCACCTGATGCTTTCGTAGAAGGTATTATGGAGGGTGTTGAATGGGTTTATGAAGGTGGTAAGTGGGTCGAGCATTTTGTTGAGCAAGCACAACAAGAGGTTCATGCTGCTAGTAAAGCAGATTTGGAGCAAGTTAAGTTACAGGTTTTTGAGAATTTCCTAAAGAGACTGTAATAAATTCGTAAATAAATAATTATTATAAATAAATTATAAACTAACAGTAAAGGAGCGTATTATGTCAGATGAAAATCAAGAAGTTCTTGAAGACGCTGCTGATCTACAGGAGTTTAAGGCGGATCATTCAGATGCTGAGGTTGCAGAACCAACAGCCACTAAAGCCAAACCACTCCCAGGCAGCAAGTCACAAGGCGACAAAGCACCACAAACCAAAATGGGTATGCTTAATGCCATGATGAAAAAGTTCGGCGAGATGAAGAAATCAGATCTCTCCGTAGCATACAATAAAATGGGAGAGATGTATGAAGATTTAGATGCTTCAGAAGAGGCAGAAGAAATCTCAGAAACACCTCACATTTCTGCTGAAGATATTGACCTCACTGATGATGTTGCCGCACTATTCGGTGACGAAGAGTTGTCAGAAGAGTTCAAAGAAAAAGCAACAACAATCTTTGAAGCCGTCGTTGTTTCTAAAATCAACGAAGCAATGGGTGATATGATTGAGAATGTTCAGACTGCTAAAAGTCTTGAAGACGATGAACTCAAAGAAGAGATGGTCGAGAAAATTGACAGTTACCTCGATTATGTCGTTGAGCAGTGGATGGACAACAACCGTCTAGCAGTCGAGAATGGTATTCGTACCGAAATCGCTGAAGAGTTCATGGGTGGTCTAAAGTCACTCTTCGAAGCAAGTTATATCGACATGCCAGAAGAAAAAGCAGATGTTCTTGGTGAACTTTCCGATAAGGTCGATTCACTAGAAGAAGAACTCAACAAAGAACTACAGAAGAATATTGAACTTTCACAGTCAGTGGAAGAGTTACATCGTGGTTCTATTGTTGCTGATATCTCAGAAGACCTTACAGTTTCACAAGTCGAGAAACTAAAAAGTCTTGCTGAGGGTGTTGACTTTATTTCTGAAGAAGATTTCAAAGAAAAATTAGAGATGATCAAAGACACATACTTTGATTCAAGTATTGACGAAGAAGTACAGAATGAAACTATTTTTGATGAGGATGAGCCTCTTGAAGAAGAAGCATCCGCACCAAAGGTAACTGGTGAAATGGCACAGTATATGAGCGCAATTTCTAGAACTGTCAAGAAATAATTATTATAAATAAATCTATAAACAAGCGTAAAAGGAGTATTATCTATGCTTTCCGAAAGTTTAATCAACAAGTGGCAACCAGTTCTTGAACATGCCGATCTTCCAGAGATCAAAGATGTTCATCGTCGTTCTGTAACTGCCACTCTACTAGAAAACCAGGAAAAGGCTGCTAAAGAAGCTTCCATGGGTTCTGGTGGTTATCACATGCCTTCACTATTGGGCGAAGCAGCACCAACCAACGCAATGGGTGCATCTTCATCTACTGCTGGTGATGGTTCAATCGACATCTTCGATCCAGTGCTTATCTCACTCGTTCGTCGCTCAATGCCAAACATGATTGCATACGATATTGCCGGTGTCCAGCCAATGACTGGTCCAACTGGTCTTATCTTCGCAATGCGGTCACGTTTCGACTCACAAGCTGGTACAGAAGCACTATTCAACGAAGCACCAAGCACATTCTCTGCTTCTGCTTCTGGTAACACTGCTTCACTTGCTGCCAGCAGCATCGATGGTTCTGCCGCTCAAGCTGGTAACGATCCAACTGCTCGGGCATCTGGTTCAGGTTATACAGTTGGTACTGGTATGTCAACTGCCGACTCTGAAAAACTTGGCGATGTCGGTCAGAATGCATTCCAAGAGATGGCATTCAGTGTCGAGAAAGTTTCTGTCACAGCAGTTTCACGGGCTCTAAAAGCAGAGTACACAATGGAACTAGCACAAGACCTTAAAGCAATTCACGGTCTTGACGCTGAAACAGAACTAGCAAACATTCTATCAGCAGAAATTCTTGCTGAAATCAACCGTGAAGTTGTTCGTACAGTCAACTACACCGCTACTGCTGGTGCACAAGACAACGTAACAACTTCTGGTACTTTCGACCTTGATGTCGATGCCAACGGTCGTTGGAGTGTTGAGCGTTTCAAAGGCATGATCTTCCAAATTGAGCGTGAAGCAAATGCTATTGCTAAAGCAACCCGGCGTGGTAAGGGTAACGTAATGATCTGTTCTTCAGACGTTGCTTCTGCCTTACAAATGGCTGGTGTTCTAGATTACACACCTGCTCTTAGCAATAATCTAAACGTCGATGACACAGGTAACACCTTCGCTGGTGTCCTAAACGGTCGTATCCGTGTCTACATCGACCCATACTTTGCAAGTGCTTCAGGCAAGCAGTATTTCACACTAGGTTACAAAGGTTCAAGTGCCTTTGATGCTGGTATCTTCTACTGCCCATACGTTCCACTACAAATGGTTCGTGCGGTTGGCGAGAACACCTTCCAGCCAAAAATCGGGTTTAAGACTCGTTATGGTATGGTTGCTAATCCATTTGCTACATCAAATGCAGATGGTGCTATTGCCTTCGCTAAGAAGAACATCTACTATCGCTTGGTCGGTGTCAGCAACCTTATGTAATCATAAGATTGGGGACAACCCAACAAGAAACTGGAGGGGGGCATTTGCTCCCCTCTTTTTTTGTATAAATAGAATGTTAGGAGGTAGGTATGGCAGATCCATCAAATAAAAATATGCTAGGTCAAACTGGTTTCAGATTAGTTCTGGACAGATTACCTACAGTCACATATTTCTCACAGACGGCAAGTCTACCGAATGTGAGTTTAGGTGGTGCTGTGAATGTGCCTACACCTCTTATTGACTATCCACTCCCAGGAGAAAAGTTGACATTCGGTGCTTTTAATGTTACATTTAGAGTGGATGAAGATATGAAAAATTTTCTAGAGTTATACAATTGGTTAATAGGTTTGGGGTCACCCGAATCAACTGAACAGTATAGAAGATTTCAAAATGCTAGTATCAATCAAAACAATTTGTCCGATGGTACTTTAGTTATTTTGAGTAGTAAATACAATCCTAATGTTCGTGTAAAGTTTAGAGGCATGTTTCCAGAGTCTATCTCAGAACTTCAGTTCAGCACTGCTGCTACTGATATTGAATACTTAGAAGCAACAGCCTCGTTTAGATATAGGGATTATACTATCGAAACAGTCTAGGAGTATTAAATGCTTACAAGTATACTTTGGTCAGCAATATTGATTATAGTTTCATACGGGTTAGGTATGTATTTCGGAATGAAGGTAGAAAAAATAAATGAACAAGAACGACAAGAAGATGAAGAGAAACGTGAAAACCTGCGTGAAAGGAATAGAAAAAAATAATGAATATTGATGAAATCATGGACCTATGGTCCGAAGACGTGAAGATGGATAATATTGATTTAGATTCTGAGAGCTTGAAGATACCTAATCTTCATGCCAAGTGGCTTAACATCCTCACAAAAGAGCGGCAGAAGTTGCGTCGTCTTACAATCAAAAAGCAACAACTTGCTAAGACCCTCGCTGAATACTACCGGGGTGAACTTAACAACCCCGAAGACTTAGCAGAAATCAAACGAGAACCATGTCTGAAAACGGTTCTGAAATCAGAGATACATACTTACGTCGATACAGATTCCGACATGATTGAATTGAACCTTAGAACGTCATATCAGCAAGAGATTGTTGATGTGGTTGAAGAAATAATGAAGGCAGTTAATGGCAGACAATGGAACATCAGAAACGCTATTGAATGGCGAAAATTCAGCAATGGTGCTGTCTGATATAATTATCAAACCCCACGATGAGGTGTTTGTCCGTGTTGACTGCGAACGCAGCACAGCACAGGAACTGTATGAGCATTTCTCATTCTATGTACCTGGGTACAAGTACATGCCTGCATACAAGTCTCGTATGTGGGATGGTAAGATCCGTCTTTACAATCTGAATACGCTTAGAATATACAAAGGTCTAATTGGTGAAGTCAAAAAGTTTGCTGCCAATATGAATTATACCATTGAGGTTGAGAATAAGTTGGATTCCTCTAACGAATTTTCAGTCTTTGAATGTGGTCAATTCGTACAGAGCATCAAGGTAAAACACACACCAAGAGACTATCAAATTGATGGGTTCGTTCATGCGGTGCGTAATAACAGATGTCTGCTATTGTCTCCTACTGGCTCCGGCAAGTCGTTGATGATTTACCTGTTGGCACGTTTCTATCCACACAAAAAACTCATCATCGTACCAACTATCTCATTGGTGCATCAGTTAGCAAAGGACTTTGAGGACTATAATCAAGGTCCATTTGAGGTGTTGAAAATCACTGGAGACACTGATAAATCGTGGAAAAATAAAATTGATAGCAATATAGTCATTACTACATGGCAGTCCGTGTACAAGCAGCCTAGAGCGTTCTACGACCAGTTTGGCGTCGTTATTGGCGATGAAGCACATTTATTCAAAGCGAAGTCACTGACCTCTATTTTAGAAAAGATGGTGGATATTAAGTATCGGTTTGGATTCACTGGTACACTTGACGGCTCGCAGACACACCAACTTGTGCTTGAAGGTTTGTTTGGTCCAGTTAAATCATTAGTCAAGACAAAAGACTTGATGGAGAGTAACCAACTTGCAGATTTAAAAATTAGAATACTGGTACTGAAATATTCAGAACAGACTTGTAAAGACAATTCCAAATTAAAGTATCAACAGGAGATGGACTTCATTGTCAGTAATCAAAAGCGTAATAAGTTTATTCAAAATTTAACTCTATCGTTGAATGGCAATACGCTGGTTCTATTTCAGTATGTTGAGAAGCATGGGAGGGTTCTTTACGATCTTATAAATAATAAAGTAAGCAAGGACCGTAAGATATTCTTTGTCTTTG